TTGACAAGACTTCCCTCTTTGTTGACAAGACTTCCCTTTTCTTTGACAAGACTTCCCTTTTCTTTGACAAGACTTCCCTTTTATGTCGCCAAAGTCCTTGATTTCAGAGGAGTCTCGAGCCTCTTAAACTATATAAACTTATAAACTTATAAATAGGTGACATTTTGTCACTCTTTTTTTATTTGACAAAAAGGTACCTTATCTATCAATACATAATTATTAATATTGGTAGGTTTAAAAATTAATGTGACAAAAAGGTACCCTATAATCTAAACTACCCATCAAAATTTAATTTTTACATATTAAGTTTGACACAATTTAATATGTATGGTATTATTAAAGTAGCTTTAAAGCCGTTTTATCCTCACAAGATAAAACAAACCCAAAAACCAAACTGTAATCAGAAAGCCTATCACCCAATAGGCTTTCTTCTTTTTTTGCTCTGCGTAAGTTTTAAGAAAAATTTGAAACTTCTAGGTAATTGTTATACTATTAATTAGAACCTGATTTTTTTAATTTAATTTATTCATTACTACTACTTTGATTTTTAAACCCCTAATAAGATATTATCTGTATCTTTAAAAATCATTAGGAGGTTAAAAGTAGTAAAAAGTTTTTAACCGTTATTTACAAAACAAACCCCCACGCTTTTCCGTATTCCTTTAGTGTGGGGGTTTTGTTATTTATGGTAACATCTTTTCTCTATCTTTCCAAAATCCGACCCTATGTTTTTTAAAAGTAAACTTCAAAACAGCGTTTGTATGCTCTTCACGAGTAAGATTTTTAAATTTAACATCATCTACATAAACACTAAGTTTACTCATTTCATCATCAGAATATAGATGGTCTATTATTTCTAAAGATCTGTACCAACCTTTTTTTACTTTCATTCTTCCAGCAGTTCTGACCTCACAAGAAAATTCAGGACCATCAACACGAAACTTTCTACTACTTCCAACGTCGGACCAACCAATGGTTATTTCTGTGTTAGCTTGAATGTCTTTTATCTTATCTTCAAGCATTATTCTTGCTAGTTTTTCCTTATCCATAAAATCAGTAAGTTTAATTTTAGGGTATTTGTAAAGTCTTTTTCTCCATCCACCTCTTGGATACTGGATTGTTCTTTCTCTAGTGGTATAAAAATATTCTATTGCTCTTTGTCCATCTGTTACTTCATTTTCAGGGCTAATCCCTGCAAACTCTAAAAATAATAAAAAATCTTCTAATCTTTCAGCCATTTTCTTCCTCCTTATTCCTGGAGCAAGTGCCCCAGGAACTTAATTATATTATATTATATTATATTAACTTACTTTTTTACTACTTTTCAATACATTTCTAAGATATTTTAGTTCTGATTTTGTTGCTTTATTTATATCAATATCAGAATCTTTACAAGCTTTTTGTATCTCATCAACTGAAAATTGAGATTTTAAAACATCAATAAAAATTTTTCTATCTTCCGCACTTGGTGTATCCTCTGCTTTTACTTTTTCTTCGGCTTCTTTTAATAGTCGCTCTGGTGCTTTGAATTGCTCTAAATCTTCCCCAGTGTATAGGCTTAGACCTATACCAAATAATGCAATGTTCTTTACAAGACAACGCATTATACTATCACTTATTTGTCTAGTGTTAGGCTCTGCGACTGCATTGTGGCGGTTATCCATTACAGGAAGAAACATTTTTTTAGTTTCTCCGAACATTGTTACTGTAGTTTTAACCATATGACAACCACCACGGCTGAATAATGGGAATCCGTCGGCGTCCTCTAGTACTTCAAATGTCATTTGTGGGTCTTGCTCCATAGCTAACTTGTAGGCGTTAGCCCATGAAATATAATTCAACCCTTTATAATCTTTTTCCACTTTACCTGTTAAATCTAGCATATACATGCTTTCAAATAACTCTTTTTTCATCTTTCTACCTCCAGTTTTTAATTTTTATATCAGCTCTCGAAAGGTCAAGAGCTGTTATCAAAACTAAAAATATCTTTTATGCACTATTGGTTCATCAAAGAAAATATCATCACAGTAACTTTTCTTTTTACTACTCTTTGAGAATGTAAAGTAATTAAAAACGCAAAGTTTCCATTTTGTTTTTGTAGTGTGTTTTTCTTTTCTTGGTCTGTTAAATGCTTTCATAATTTGCCCCCTTTTTATTTTGAAAAATAGAAATTTTCTAAGTCTCCATCTGCTCTCACTTGGTCAAATAACGCTATGGTATTAAAACCAAATCTTCTATAATTTTCTTTATCTGTTTTTTCTCCTCTCTCTAAGATAAAATCAAAATATGCAATATCTCCGTTTTCATCTTCGGTATAATCAAAACTAAATTTATCAATCACACCTCTTTCTTTTAATCTTTCTGCTTGCATTATTAAAAGTATAAATCTTCTTCTACTTGTCATTTTTTTCCTCCTCGATCTTAAAAATTTCATTTCCCTCTTTTAAAGTTTTTAATTTTAGTTGTTCTTCTTGCTCTTCTGTTAGTCCTAATAAATCAATAAAAAATTCTAGTGACATATTTTCTACCTCCATTTTAATTTTTATAGTGAGGCTGGAACTCTCCAGCCCTGCTATCAAAATTAAAAATTATTTAAAACTTTTTCAGCCGATACCCAGTAACTCATTTTTCTATCTTTTAAGCTCTCGACAATGTCGAAATAATATTCTTTTTCCCCTTTGAATCTTCTAGAATTGAAAGTATAACTTTCTATTTTTCCACTATTTGCTAATTTTTCTAACTTTTCCAATGCTTTTATCAATTCTTTTTCCATGTTCCACCCTCCAACTTATAAAACTTTATTTTTATACCCAATAGTTTTTTTATCCATGCCACGCCTACCAACTCCTTCTGTAAGTCTCTTCTAAATCTTTGGAATATTCAACGCCCTCGTCAATATCATCTTGCAAATTTTCGAGAGCTCTCGAAATTGCTTTTTCGAGTGTTTCGGCTCTGTAGCTTCTTATTGGTGTATCAATTTCAATTTCTCCATTGTTTGTGATTTCTATTGTTACATGATCATCACAAGCTACAGTATCAAAGTTATTTTCTTTTAAAATTCCTACTATTCTACCTAATTCTTTTAGCATCCTAACCCCTCCTTTAACTCTCTATCTAGTGCCTCAAGGTCGTTGATAGCTTCCATTAAAATGTCTTCTAATGTTTCCCATGTATATTCCCAGTCTGAAAAGTTGATACAAACTGTATCATCACAAGAATATACATTAACCCTTTCAGCTACTCCGCAACTACTTGCAAGAGTTAAAGCTTTTTTTAATAAATTTTCTATTGTCATATTTACCACCTCTTTAATTTTTTGTGGAAGCTCTCGAACGTTCGAGGGCAACCATAAAAAATTAATCTCTGAACCATTTGTATTGATATAATTTTGAATATGTCCAGTCTTCCAAGCTCTCTATTTTGTCACCTGCTTTTTTAAATCCAAGGTAGTATAAAGAATCTTCTACCGCCCAGAATATTTTTAATATTGCCACTCTTTTTTTATTTAACATGTTTTTGCCCCCTCTCTTCTAAATGTTACAATCATTTCCCAAATGTCGGCTACTGCCATAGTTTCTGGAGAAAGTCCGATTTCTCTCATTCTTCTTGTTATTGCTTTTAGTTCTGATAATCTCATAATTAGCCCCCTTTTTTACTCAATACTTGTTAATACTTCGTAACCGCTTAGAATTAATAATTCTATCAGGCTACACATCAAATCAAAATTCATTGTCACATCTTTATTTACATCGCTATCACTACAAACAAAAGGATAAATTTTATTATTTTCATTAAGCTCAAAATTTACTATTTGAGTTTCTTTTTTTAATTTTAAAACTCTAGTAGTGAAACAAGCCCCATTAATTACGGAAAACTTTTTTTGTTTTCCGATAAATTGAATATCTATATTTTTGTAATCATTTGTATAAACTTCTTTAAATCCGTATAACATTTTCAATCCTCCTAAGTTTTAAGTATTGTTTTTTTACTTTTTAGGTTATATAATAAACTAAAAAGTTTATTTGATATTTAAAATTTTTTGTTGATTAACTCAACCTTTGTGATTATGTTATAAACTAAAAAGTTTATTTTGTCAACCATTTTTTTTATTTTTTTTAAAAAAATTATTAAAATGGCTATAACACTAAGAAAATAAGGAGGTTTTAAAATGTATTGTAGTAATTTTTTAAAAAAGATTATAACTGAAAAAAATATTCAATTAAAAGATATTGCTAAATTAACAGAAGTAAGTGAGACATTTATATCAGATTTAAAAAATGGAAAAAAATCAGCAAAAGAAAAAACATGGGGTGAGATATTAAAACATTTAAGATTGACCAAAGAGGAGGAAGCGGAAGGGTGGAAAGCTTGGAGTTTTGACAGAATGGATAAAAAAACTATAAATCATGTTTTGAAATTAGAAAAAGAAAACGAAGAGTTAAAAAGATTGTTGGAAGCGATAAAGTTTTTAAAAAATTAATAAATATATATAAAAAAAGAGGTTGTTTAAAATGAATAAACTAGATATTAAAACTATATTGTTAATTATTATTATATTATTATTAAGTGTGCAAAATTATTTTTTATATAAAAGTTTTAAAGAATTGTATTCTACAGAATTTAACACAGATAGAATTTATTATTATATAGAAAAAATAGAAAGTGAAATAAAAAAATATTAAAATTTATATCTTCTAAACCCTTGTAAATTCAAGGGTTTTTTGATATATAAAAAAATATTTTAAAAAAAGTGTTGACAAAATATCGTGACGGGTATATACTTAAAACAACAAAGGAACACGGAACGGGAAACAGTACAGGCGAGAGAAACAATTTATATAATACCAGTTGTGGTGGACAACTGCAAACTACCAAATAAAAACTAGGAGGATTAAAAAATGGGTGTAAAAGTTGATAAGATGGCGGAAAGACTAGGGGATTGTTTAGGTTATGGAGTATGGTTAGTTAAAAGACGTGGAGGGTATGAAGTTCAAGAAGTAGCAACAGGGAATTTTATTTCCGACAATTGCGGGGAAAACTTACGGTTTAAAAATCTTTCAGATGTAAAAGGGTACATCGAAGAAGAAAACGAACGTAATGAATGGAAAAAAGCAGGGCTACAAAATGCCTAAAAAAGAAACAAGTAAAATAAATAAAGCCTTGTTTAATATATCAGGAAAGGGAGACACCACCACAAAGGTGTCCGTTCCTTTCCAGTGGTTACAAGATTTGGGAATAACCACAGAGGATAGAGATGTCAAACTCACTAAGAAAAAAAATAAAATAATCCTGGAGAAAGCTCCAGGAGAGGGGGAAATTTAAAAAATGAAAAAAATCAGAGGAATTAGAAAAGTAGGTGAATACTGGGGCAACGAAGACGGAAGCTGTACAGCAGTTTACAGGGATTTGAACCCTGATTTTAAAGGACCAAACAACGAATATCGTTCATCTAAATACCAGCGTTCGTGGTATTTAGATAATGGAAAATGGAAAGCTACAAAAATAGAAGAAATTTTATGGACACCAACAGGGTATGGAGACACAAAAGGACTTTTTAGTCATTGGGAAAGATAATATTTTTATAGTACTTTCAATTTGGAGAGGATAAAAATTTTTATCCTCTTTTTTTATTGTCTAATTCTAATAAATATTATTAATGTTTAGAGATGTAAAAAAATAAAAGTTGACTTTTAAAACATTATAGTTTATTAATTATACTATAAAGGTTAAAAAATAAACTAAGAGGTTAAAAAGAATGGTTCAAACAGAAAAATTTAATAAAAAAATATATAACAACATTAAAAATAAAATGCTAGAAAAAGAAATAAACTTAAATAAAATGGCTGACATTTTAGAAACATCAGCACAAAATTTATGTAAAAAATTGAAAAAATTAGAAAAAGGCACAGGAATAACAACATCAAGTTTGTTTGATATAGCTTTTGCACTTGGTACAACAGTTGAGGAGCTGATCAAATAAAAAAAGCCTCGTGTGAGGCTTACCATTTTAGAATCTCAGGTTTAAAAGGAGATTCATAAAGAAAAATATTGATATTAACATGATATTCAGTTGTTAAAACTTCAGTTTTGCCGATATTAGCAATTAAAAAAAACTCTGGTTCTTTTGTTTTTTTGTTTATAACCGCTAATTGATTTTTATATTTAATAATTTCGGTATTTGGAAAAATATTTTCTGTAGCTTGTAATAATATACCTTGAATATAACTTCCAAATTCTATTAAAGAATCTTTGTTATTAAAAATAAAAAATTCAGAATAAACTGTTTTATCATAGTCTATTTTAGGTTCGATATATTCGTTATTTATTGAAGAAAATTGCCTTTTAAAACCTTTTATATTTTTGGCTGTTTCAGTAAAAGCAGTGGCTATTTTTATAAAAGGTTCTTTTGTAAATTTGGATTTCTCGCCAGCTATTAAAATAGTTTCGTGTTGTCTTTCTGGTGTTGGTGCAGAACTACAAGAAATTAATAAAAAAACACTGATAAATAATAATAAAATTTTTTTCATAAATAAATCATCTCCCTTTAAAATATTAATTTAATTATACAGTTTTTAAAGGGAATTTACAAACAAAATAATAACGCCCAAGGGCTTTATTATATAAAAATAATCTCTCCTAGGTTATTTATATTAATTTTTCACCAGCATTGCTGGGATTCCTACCCAAAATATTTTATTATATTTTTCCCCTCACACGAGGGGAAACCCCAATAATACTATTTTTAAGTAGTATTATTTAATAATACAATATATTATTTTGTATTACTTTTAAGTAATATATTTTAATGTGTGTAATACTTTAGGTATTAACGTAAATGTTAATATATATTTCATATTTTAAACCTCACTAGTTTCTTATTTTATACCCCAGTTTCAAAGCTGGGGTAAAAATAAAAACTAATCTAAAAAATGTTTTTTTGTACCTTGAAATTCTAAACATTTTCGGATTTTCGAGGGTCAAAAAAACAATAAAATTACAACGGATTTAAAACAAAAATTTTCAAGAGTTGTTAATTTTAAAGGGTTTTCAAAATTCCTAAAAAACAACACTTGTCAAGTAAATATATAAGGGTACAACATTACTTTCAAAAAGTCAATAGAATTTTATATATAAATTACAACTGAATAGAAATTAGCAGCACAAGGAATTTATAAGCCTTGTTTTTTTATAACAATTTTTCAGACAACTAAATATAAAACTGTATTTCTTGTTAGTCACATAAATTAAAAACTTGTGTGACTGATTGGAAACACACGCAAACGATAAAGATAAGGAGGGTTTAAAATCGTTGATAATGGCACATTTATATATACAAGTCGTGACATAGATATCACGCAGGCGGCAGAAAATGCGAGGGCATTGACTGGAATGTCTGGAACTGTAGAAAACAATAAACTTGTATTTAAAAACTTCAATGTAGATAAATATGAGTTTATCAACTTTATCTCAATTTCAGAATACCGCAGTAATTGCCGTGTCTGTGTAGCTTTTAGTTACTCCAGATACGAGAATGAAGACAACTACAAATTAGCAGAGCGTCAAAGAACAATAAACGACGTTCATGCGGCAGTAGTTAGAATCTTTAGAAGTATAACAGGGCTAGCCTTAACGGCGAACGAGCTTGAAGTCTTGGCACTTGACATATCAAATCAACTAGAAGTTGAGAACATAAGAAATTATTATAATGTTCTTAATCTCATATATAGAGCATATAAGCAGATTAACCCGAACGGGCGTTTGTACTTTGATACTGACAAGGAGCAGAGGCTAGAGCTTGACGGGCTAGACTTTAGAGAAGCCGGAAAGAAGAGGAGAGAGGCGAACGCATATTTTAAGATTTATAGCAAGAGAAAAGAGATTGAAGACACCAAGGGAGCGGCAAAAGCAAGAGGAAAGCGGCAGGCGTTACGTGGTGAACTCACTTTAAAGGGTGCAATGTTAAAAAAATATGACTTGCACATCATGGGAAATATTCAAAAACTAGCACTTGAAAGAGTTTTAAAATGCGTGCTGGGAGAGATAATTCTTGATGGAATCAATAAAGAGCTTGAGTTTAATAAATCTAAGCTTTTATCAGAATACAAGCTCGCAGGTAGTAAGAAGTTGCAGGAAGTAACTTTAATGAATCTTCAATACATCTTTGATATTGATATTCTTGATGATGTGCTTACTTGTGAGAATCTTAATATCTCACGTAGTACGCTAGGTTATCACAAGAAAAATATAAAAGAGCTTTTAAAAGCAACAGAAACTAAAAGCGAGATAAAAAGAGTATTTTCAAAGAACTTTGAAAGATTAGCAAAGTTATTAAAAAAGATAGTCAAGGTTGATGTAAGAGTGGAGAAAGGGGCGATAAAATGGCAATAAGTAAAAAGAAAAAGCAAGCATTTGCACAAGCTTTTATGATTTGCAAGAATGGAAGAGAAGCCCTCGAAGCCGCTGGAATTGACTTTGATATTAAAACTATGCAGTCACTTTTACTAGATAAAGAGCTAGGTGAGTACATAGATGAAAACCTCGCAACTGTTCAATATATGCTAGGTAGAGACAAGAGCGGACACCTTGCAAAGCTGGAGAAACTATTCGACCAAGCGGCAGGATTTGAGAAATCAAAAGTCTATAGCTTCTCGGCAAGAACTGGGGCATATACTGAAAAAGAGGGATATTATACAGATTTTAAAGGAGCGGCGGCACTGTCAAAAAGAATTGGAGAGCTTCAAGATTGGGAGACAACAGGGGGAGACAATGAAATTATTGTTGACCTTAAAATTGGTGATAACCTGTTCAAATCCGATGAAGAAGCTATTGAAAAAGCTAATAGTGATAGTGTGGCACGTGATGAAAGAGTGCTTAATCATTTAAAATCAGAGGGGGTGTTGTAATTGCTTGAAATGCTAACAAAAGATAAAAGAGAAAACTTTTATAAAATACTTGAAGAAAAAATAAAATCTGACCCCGAGCGGTACAAGTTTTTCGCCGCTGGAGCTAAAAAGATGAGAGATAATCCAGTCTTTAACAAGGTTGAGTTTTTATCTAAGGTTGGCAACGAAGTTATTGGAGAAATGGGATATTTGCAAGACCTTGTCAATGACAAGATTATCAACATTGAGGTAGTTTGTTTCAAAGATAACAGCCCAACTTTTATAAAAGATTTGTTTCTATTCTTTGAGCTATTAGACAGTAGTTTTCTAAACTTTGAATTTGAAGTGATACCACAAGCCCCAACATATCACCTAGCTTGTAGAGCTTTTGAAAAGTACAAATTTAAGTATATAGGTTTAAAAAGAAAGTCCTTAAAACTCTTAGATGGTAGTAAATATGATGTTACTATCTGGGAGAAAAAAGGAGAGGAGGGGGAGTTATAAAAAATGGGAAGTTCAAATATATTCACAAACACCCTTGACGCAATAGCTGGAACTGACACATCAGGACAAAAAAAGAAAGCTAAGAGAAAAGAAAAAGAAATGCAAAAGCAAATTGAAGCGCAGCAAAAAGAGCAGCAAAAAGAAAAAGAGAAGCAACAAAAGACAACCCAAAGCTTTTACGAGAGTATGAGACAGGGAAACCTTGGACTTTTAGCAGCAAAAGATAAACAAACAATAGGTTAAGGGGGTATAAATGCAAATTGAAAATGATTCTTTAAACCTCCTTAGATGGCGTTTTAGCGAGGCAAAGCTAGAAAGACAAAACATCTTAGTACTCTATAAAAAAGCTTATGAGAATTTCACAGTTGAGGGTTTAAGCTTAAAAGAGATAGACTCAACAGGGGTAAAATATGCGTCAAAGTTAGCTAATAAGTTATCATCGTATATTATGAACTCAAACTATATCTGGGCGTACATTGAGACGCCAAGGTATGAAGATATACCTAGAGAGGATAAAGTCCAATTTGACTATATTACCGAGGTTGTATTCGATCACATTCAAAAAGAATCTAACTTTGAACTAGAGAAAATCAAGCTTCTTAGGGATTATCTTATAGGCACAACAGCCTTTAAAGTGAGATACACAGGGCAGATAAGAAACCCTGTTCTAATTGAGCATTGTCCAATTCTCAATATTTATCTTGCTAAAAATAGAGCTGGTAGAACTGGTGATGTTTTCTACAGAAGAGACAAAGTCAAAAAGCATGAGCTTATAGATATGTTAGGATATAGCATTTTAGAAGATGAGTTTGTACAAGCTTTGACAGAACAAGACGAGTTTAGCTTAACAGAGGCGACAGTCTGGGACTATAAAAAGAAATGCTTTTTATACGCCATAACAATAGATGACAACTTTGACAAGGTTATATATTACCAAGAAACAGCCTACAACCCTTGGATTGTAGCAAGATTTGAGGCTATGAGCGACAGCCCTTATGGTATAGGACCTTGTACAAAAGCAGTTTTGACGTTGGAAGAACTCCAAAAAATTAAAAAAAGAATAGCAAAAATTGGAGAACATCAAGCGTCACCAAGTTATGCGGCGTACACATCAGAGCCTAAATATATAGCACAGTCAAGGCTAAATACTCCAGGGAAAATATCAATTCTTGGAACAAATAGTGGACAGACTCGTATTGAACCTTTTAACAGGGGCGAAAATGCTGATATTAAGTTCTTTGAGATGGAGGAGTACAAATCAACTTTAAATGATATATTCTACATCAGTCTTATAGAAAACATTGAAAGTGTGGACCAGTTAAAGAATGTTACAGCTACCACAACCCAAGTTTTAGTGACAGAGCTAGCAAAACAAATAGAACCTACATATTCATTAATGCAGAAAGAAATGCTAGAGCCAATAGTTATGAAAACATTCTATTGTCTTACAAAAGCGAACTATTTTGACCTTACTCAAATATCGGTTTTGAAAGATGACCCTAGGGTTAAAATAAGATTCTATAATGCTTTGACTATTGCCCAAGAGCAAGACGACCAAGAGAGAGCAAATATGTATTTCCAAACTATTGCGTCAGTACTTGGTGGAATGGTTGCAGCTAATAATATCAATGCTAGTGAGTTTATTGACGCTACTCAAAAGAGATTTAGAGTTAAAGCAACAGAGTTTAAATCAGGAGAAGAAACTGAAAAACAAACTGAACAAACTATAAATCAAATGAGTCAGGAGCAAGGGGATATTGCTATGCAAGCACAAGTTGAAAATAAAGGGGTGATAGGACAGTGACACTACATGAGGAAGATGAGTATTTAGAATTATTAGAAAAGTTTTCAGAAAGTGATGATTTAAAAAAATTATTAGATCTACACACTCAAAAAAGACTAAATGACGCCGCTTGTATAGAAGAGCAGCAAGGCAATGCGATTATTATATATAGAGAAGTGGCAGGACTTCAAACTCTAAGACACTACATATTTCAAGAAAGAAAGCAGTTTTTAGAGTGGAAAAAAAGTATTCTCAATGCTAGAAAAGCAAATAGGGAGGAGGAATAAAAATGAAAATACAAGAACTTTTAAAACTTAAAGTTCTATACGATGTTGAAACTGGAAACGGAGATAGTGGAGCAGGTGTAGGAGACCCGACACCAGATATAGAAGTTCCTGAGTATAT